GCATAGACCTCAATGCTGCACGTAGGAGTTGCCTCGTCTGGTAAAACCGAGTGGAGCCCCCACACACATACATAAACACCATTATAGTAAACACGTTCGTGAAGAGGAAAGTTATCGAATATAGAAACATATGGGATAACAATCTCCATGGATTCCCGTTGGGACACGTCTGCTAACATAGTACCTGGGTAACTAATCATCTGTTGGTCTGTGGTCCCTCGCGTTGCAAGGGTTGTAGTTGTATTGCCGAACACTGGAGTCATAGATATAGTTCCATAAGTGGTAATTGGTGCATTCAGCAAGACTCGTACTCGTACATCAGATCGCATGTATTCGTAATTGGATAGCACTTCTGCTATACGAGGTTGAGTTAAAAGTAATTGCCATGGGTATATTATAAAGGGTGGAGTGGCACTGGCAATTGTGTATGTGCCTATTTTGTATGGTCTCTCAAGGATACCAAGAGGGGGTTCTATCTTCCCATCACGTAGTATATCCCCTACGTCTGGACTAGGTAAATTTTCAATTACCCCTCCTTCAACCTCCTGAAACTCTGTTAATTGTTTATTCTCCACATTTGAATCATTGTCTGCACTGGAATATATATCCTGTGCGGTATTTACGTTTTGTTCGCTGATCTATACTTAATATATAGCCAGACATAAGATCACATGTCTGACATATTCAGGTAGACTTGGGTACACAACCCTTTAAAATTCGTGCAGCAATACACCCCCCGCCTTGATGGGGGTGCAAGATCACGCACACTAAAACTATTCGAAGAAAAAATCTGTGAGAAAATCCTCATGGAGATACTCACAAACATCGCTGGTCTTTACATAATTCGTTCTATGCCAGCTCTCAAAGAACGTATAACTAAAATTACTAATGGAGGAGGATATATATCCTCGCTCCTTACCATCAAGGTAGAGTTTAAGTTTAAATTTCTCAAACTCCTCTCTACCATGGTGATACATTTCCATAAGAGCACACCTGATGTTGTCATCAAGTGCCTCATCAACCCGCCGATCTTCAACACGTACATACAGCATCATGCCGTAGATGGCTTCTTTATTCAGTGGAGCTAAACACACATTGGGTGTGTTTACTATCCCTCTTCCAAGAAAAGATATCTTTTCTCGCTCCAGGAAGAGGGGGACAACAGCTTGTTTGTCTGGGTCAGTATATAACATACCAAACTCAGCAAATCCTAACTGTATAGTCCTCATATTGAACCATTTTGAAACTCTGGGATGGACCCCAGCCAGTGAATCATCACCATACACCTTAAGAGAGACATTCTCTGCCCAGGGATATAGTTTTTCATCA